GCTATTCTCCAAGCGTTTCTACCATACTCAATCATGTCTTCACTCATAGAAAATACTTCTACAGTATATGGATATTTGTTTTCAATAGTTATAAATCTAAATTTAGCAGGGTCATATCCAAGTGCTTCACTATAGAAGCACGCTTGAAGGTGATATGCAAAGTTATATATAGAACTTTTGAAAAATCTAGGACTAGCATCCATAGAGGTTTTTATATCTATAATATAATCGTTTTCTTTTATGCCGTCAGGACGTACCCTTACCTCAACATCATCAATATTGCCATAATATGAAACCTCGCTTTCTGTTAAGCGTTGTACTAATCGCTTTGCTAAACTATGATTATTGAAATTTCTTTTTATTTTATTTATAGCTTCCTCTTCCTCTTGTTTAATAACAATTTTTCCTTTGTTGTCATTAATGAAATCTTGCTTTATCTTTTTACCTTCTTTAGTTCTGAGATTAAGTTCAGGCAGTACGGCAATGTCATGACCACCCTCAAGAATTGCAGAATGAACTGCACTACCAAAGTTCATTGCATCTGTCATTTTAAATCCACTATTGAAATAATGATTTATAGACTTCTTGTATATCGTTTTTAATCCACTAGCAGAAATACTATTATGTGAATGATATTCCTCGTTACTATCTTTTATTTTTTTCATAAAAAATTATCTCCACACCATTCCCATTCTTGTGGATTGTTTTGTAAATATTTTATTTCTTTATAATTATTGTCTTCTATACAATAACCAGTTTCTAAACAACTAACCATATATTTATGGTCATCACCTTTTTCTATACGAAAAGTATATTCTTTATTATCTATAGTTATTTTTTTTAATAATTTACTTTCAAAAAAATCTTTATAAACTTGTTTACTATATTTCATTGTTTTCATTTTTAATTATAAATGAAGTTAATAATTTAATCCGATATTAAAAAATATTTTATATAATTTTTTTTAAATACCTTTTAAAAGTATATCTGAGATAGTATATACTATAAATAATTAAAGGTGATGTGTATAGTAATGTCCATATATTTGGATGCCAATGTTCTCCACAGAAACCTAAGAAATGTTTTAAAAATTCTATCATAGAGTAAATATAAAAAAAGTGCCATCAAAATATCCCACTACAAAAAATTTATCAGGCACTATTCCAAACTATAAAAAAATACGATAATTATTTAGAAAGGCATATCGTTGCTTTGTTTTTCTTCTACCGTTTTAGCAGGAGTAAAATCATTCCATGCTACATATAAATCTTGTCCTGCCTTTAAAGGCTTTTGAAGTTTACCCATAGTAAGATTTAAAAATTTTCTATCACCTACTTTCTGAATACAATTTGGATTCTCTGCAAGTTTATTTAAATCAATTTGTAGATTATAAAAGTCTCCATATTTTCCAGTCTTTGTCCATCCACTACCTAAATACAATTTGTTGTTTTTCATTATTTTAAAAGTTTATTATTATTATTATTATACTTCTTACCAGTTGCACAATAGTAAGCAATCTCACTTGCTACATCTATTACGTCATCAACGGTAACATCATTATGTCCTTGCTCTGATTTGATTTTAAAATAATCAATTGAAGCCTTGATTGAACTCTGTCTAATTATACTTTTTTGTACGTCTTCCATCATAAATCAATTCTTAAATTTCTTATAAATCCTACCTTTGCAAGTTTCTTTAATTCTGATATTTTAAAGCTATCAGGATTGTTGAATTTATTATACATTGTCATTAATGTAACATCAACCTTGTTAGCTAATTTTTGCTTGTCTAGTTTCATCTCCTTGAGACGACCCTCTAATATTTCTTTAGTTAACATAAAACAAATTTATAAAATTATTTTTAATTATTATAATTTTTTTTTAAATTTATTTTTATAATTAGTAATTCACTTATTACAATGTAATTACTATTATTTTTTATTAATAAAAAATAATTAATTACTATGTAACTAATTACAATGTATATAATAAAATAATAAAAAAATGCAATTAACAAAAGAGAAAATAGAAAAATTTATTAACGAATTTGAAAAAGACGCTACAACTGTTAAATGGATAGAATCAGTTAACAATAGAGGCAAGTATCAAAGAGACTTAGACAAAAGTTTTTACAAATATGTACAATCAACTATAAATAAATTATGTAAGTTGATAGTGTTAATTAGCACTACTCAAAATAGTGGTGATTTAATAATTAATAATATTCAGAAAGAACAAGAAAAATATATTACAATAATTGAAGATTTAGAAACAACTATAAAAAAAATAAATAATGCCGATAAAAGTTAAAGATTTTGATGACATACTAAAAAAGGATTATAATAAAAATGCTTGTAAAGAAGTATTTGTTAAAGACATAAAAGATAAATTATTTTCTTATTTTGAAGATGGCTACCCTATGGGAGAGACATCACACATAAAAGGATTGGACGAAAACTTCAGGTGGCGTAAAGGATTTCTTTATTGCTTTAGTGGATACCCTCAAAGTGGTAAGTCAGAGATATTAAATTATTTGAGCATTTTAAGGGCATATCATTACGGTGATAAAGTTATGATGTACTCACCTGAAACAAACACCGCAGAGTTAGTTCTAAACCTTTGTCAAGCATATCTAGGAAAGAATGTGAACCCTAACTATGCAGATAAATGTACAGAAGATGAAATGAATGATGCAATAGATTTTATTGATAATCATTTTGCGTTTCTAGAAAATAACGATGAGATGCCTACAATAAATTCATTAGTAGATAAATTTGAAGAATACACAGAGAAAGGTTATAATAATTTTATTGTTGACCCACTAAACTGGGTAGTAGAATCTAATTCAGGAGAATCAAATATGTATCAGTATTTAAAATTAACACTTACTATATTAAAACAATTTGCAAAAAAGACAGATAGTATTATGACTTATGTAGAACACCCTAAAACGCCTTCACCAATTAGAGGTGTTATACCAAAGGCAACGGCATTTAGTTTAGCAGGAGGAACTATGCACTTTAATAAGGTGGATTGTATGGTTGTAATGCACAGAATTAACGATGATGAGGTAGAAGATAGAGTCAAGGGTAGAGATTTAGTTGAAGGTTTACTTTTAAATCAAGAAAAACATATTAAATTTGTTGAGTTTGAAACAGTTAAAATGAAGTCTCAAAGATTAAATGGTACTTTAGGAAGTTGTTTTATACAATATGATTTAAAAACAGGTAGATATAAATAATTAATTATGACAAAAGAACAAGCATTACAACTTATCGTTCAAGTTTGTGAGAAAGGAAACAAAAGTGGACTTTTTACATTATCTGAATCTTCATTAGTTTTACAGGCTTTAGAACAATTTGGTGTTATGCCACCAAAAGCTGAAGAATTAGAACAAGATGAAGTACAGGAAACAGAAGCGAAAGAAGTTAAAGACTAGATACATATATTTAGATAATAACAATGAAATAGTTGGCACTACAGACAATGTGTGCCAAACAATGATAAACCTTTTTAATGCGTTTAGAGATAATCGTAGTAGAAAGGTTTTTTTTGATATAGACAAATCAAGAAAAGTCTATATAAATAGAGAACAAACATTACAATATCAAGAGATAAATGATAATAAAGTATATAAATATCAAGGAAAAGTTATAACAAGAAAAGATTTTATAATACTTTTGGGATGTGAGGAAGAATAAAAAATTATTAATTAAAGAAATTGAAGACTTTATACACATATATAAATTAAGAGCAAAGAGAGATTATTATTTTGATGATTATGATGTAAGGTGTTATAAAATGATTTATGCAATTAGTGTTATTTTTCCAGTAAATAAAAAATATCATAGAAATATACCAGTAGTAGAAAAATGTTTGAGAGATTTATGGTATCTATATTTTTATTTTAAATATAGAATTGATGGTTATGATGTAAAGTATGTTAATGTTGTAAAAAAATATTCTTAATGAGAAAGACAGTAAAAATAAATGAGATTATATCTAATAAAGAAAACCCTAGATTTATCTCAGATAAAAAATTTAATAAATTAGTGCAATCAATAAAAGATTTTCCTCAAATGTTAGAGAAAAGACCATTAGTAGTGGATGAAAATATGGTTGTACTTGGTGGTAACATGAGGCTTAAAGCATTACAAAAAGCAGGTATAAAAGAAATACCTATTGACATTGCAGAGGGTTGGACAGATGAACAAAAAAAAGAATTTATAATAAAAGACAATGTAGGCTTTGGTGATTGGGATTTTGATATACTTGCAAACGAATGGGATACTGAAAAACTAAATGAATGGGGTTTAGATTTTGATTTTAAGATTGAACCTGAAGCAGAAGAAGATGATTACAATGAACCTGAGGATTTAAAAGTTGATGTTGTTTTAGGTGATTTAATAGAAATAGGAGAACATAGATTATTATGTGGTGATAGTACGGATGCAGACCAAGTAGCAAAGCTAATAAATGGCGAAAAATGTAATTTAATTACAGACCCCCCTTACGGAATTGATGCAAACAATCAAACATTAGGT